CTAATAAGAGTGGTTGTATATCGCAGTGGGCAAACAACAGCGGGTATATAACTTCTGCAGGAAATGCAGCAACAGCAACAACAGCAGCAAACTCAACATTAGCTGGTGGGTTAGCAATTGGTACAGGTCGAAATAACTCTGCAAATCAAATAGTAAGAACTCAAGCAAGTGGATATACTGAATTTGGGTGGATAAATACAACATCAGGTAATACAACTAGTACTGTTACTGATTTTTATGTTAATACAAATGATGGTTATATAAGAAAAGCTACCAAATCTCACGTACTAAGTCAACTGGGTGTTATAACATCTGTTGTAGCTGGTACAGGACTTACAGGTGGAGCTACATCAGGAGCTGCTACAGTTAATGTTATTGGTGGTTCTGGTATAACTGCAAACGCGAATGACATTGCAGTTGACTCTTCTGTTGCTAGAACATGTGGTGCACAGACAATTGGTGGTGTAAAGAGCTTCAGTGATATAGTGTGTGTAGCTAATACGATCAAAGTCAACGGCACTACCATGGCATACAAGCCTGGTGGTAACTTCACTGGCTCTATGTTCTTTGGCAATGGTGGTGGATCACTTTCTTATGGATGTGGTAATGATGGGCGTTACAATACAGGGGTTGGGGAGTGTGCACTCTACTCGAACACTAACGGAGAAAATAATACAGGTATTGGTTATCGGTCGCTCCGAGTCAATACGACCGGAAGCCTTAACACAGCTATTGGATTTGATACTCTTAGAAGTAATATTGGTGGTACATATAACACTGCTATTGGGGCTTACACGCTCTATGGGAATACTACAGGTAATGGTAATACTGCAGTCGGGTATAAGACACTCTGTAGTAATACAGACGCAAATAATGGTACAGCATTCGGCTACCAGTCAATGCAATACAATACCACTGGCTCGAGGAACACAGGAATGGGATATCAAGGCTTGTATAAAACTACCACAGGAAACGATAATACAGGTGTTGGTCAGCAGGCTGTCTACTGTAATCAGACAGCCTGTTTCAACACAGGAATGGGGCGCGCCGCTCTATATTGTACAAGAGCTAATAGTAATACTGGTATTGGTTATCAATCATTATATCATAATAATACAGGAGCACAGAACACTGGTATTGGTTATCAATCAGGTAGGTTCATTGCAAATGGCTCAACTCATAATACTACTCCTTGTCAAGGTGTGTTCGTCGGAACATGTACAAGGGCTGCTACTGCTACAACTACTAATGAGATTGCTATTGGATACTGTGCAATTGGATGCGGTTCTAATACAGCCAAGATTGGCAATTCATCTACTACAGTTGTTTGCTCAAATGGTACATTCTCAACAGTTTCAGATATGCGTGATAAGACATGCATCTGCGACCTTGAGTATGGTTTAACATTCATTGGTGATCTTAAGCCTAAGACTTATAACATGGTTACAGATCGTAACGATAAGGAAGGATCAATCAGCTGTAAGAGACATGGATTTATTGCTCAAGATGTTATTGCACTAGAGGGTGATGATAACGTTATCATTAACAATGATAATCTAGATCAACTTGGTTATAACAGTGACTTTATTGTACCTATACTTGTTAAGGGTATGCAAGAGCAGCAAGAGATTATTAATGAGCTTAAAGCGAATCAGGAGAGATTGGAACAACTTATTATATCATAGTAGGTATAATATAAAATAATCTAGTTGATAATTTAAGATATAATCATAAATAATAATGCATTATGGAACCAACAATTGAACAGCTGAGCCAGCAACACGCTGCCATCACCACCGAAGCCAATAACCTTGAATCTCGTATCACTCAGCTTCGTACAGATGCTACTAGAGTTGAAGGAGTTATTATATACCTCAATCAACAAGCTGAAGCGAAAGCAAAAGAGTCAGAGAGTGTAATTGAAACTGTCGGTAGCAGCACCGTCGGTCTTAAGACAAAGACAACCAAGTAAAGTAATGCCTGTAATTATTCCGCTAACCGATCCCACCTCGCGAGATGCTGTAATTGCTTCTCCAGTTAAGGAGTTTGCTCAAGCATATATCCTCGACCTAACAGTGAACACCCACACCGCATCTGGGAATGACTATGTAAGTATTACATATTGCCCCTTTGATCAAGAAAGTGGAGAACGATTGATTGAGGATAAACGTAATGTAACAGTGCCATTTTGGCAGACCATAGAATCAGTCCCTGAAGCTGCCGTAGTATTTACAGCAGTTGCTGATGCATTGCCTGTATTGATCGCACATCAGAAGCAAGCAGAAGACGATGCGATTGCAGCCGCTGAAGCGATCGCAGCCGCTGAAGAGCTCGCTTCTGCAGAAGCACTCGCTGCAGAGGAGCTAGCCGCGGCAGAAGCACTCGCTGCAGAGACCCCAGAGCCTTAAGTCTAAAAGCTGGGTTATCTATATGTATAGATACATGTAGAATAGGTAAAATAGGCTTAGACAAGGTCTGAGCAACAAGAAGCGGTAGGGTTAACCCTACCGCTCTTTTTTGTATTGTATGCTGTATTAAATCTGTTCTTGATTACGCAGACGTCCGATCTCTGGTGTCCATGGACCCTGCTTTGGAGCGATAGTAGTGATTGTAGCGTTATCTGCGATAGTATTTTTATAATGAGCAGCAGTTCCACCAGTTACTGTTACTCTTACTGCTTTTCTATCTGACTTTCTAATAATAGCAATATCTAAAGTACCTGAACCATAAGTAGCTTTAGCTCTAAAATCTAAACGAGTTATACCTATATCAGCAAGAGCGGTTCCTGATACAACATCATTGGTATTTGCACTTGATCCAGTAAATGTCGGCCATTCATTCCACACTATATAATAATCTTGATCAAGATCAGCGCTGTCACCGGATACTCCGATACTATAACCTGAATCAGTCACATAGTGACTTTCGAGTCTTATAAGTCCTTGACCTTTTCGAGCACCCGACTTACCATTAGCTAGTTTAATGTTTGTAAATTTAAGCATATAAGTATTTAATCTAGCAATGTGCAAAGTATACAAAAAGAACGGATTCGTTTCCGAACCCGTTCTTGAAGTGTTGTATGGTTAGTACTGACTACTATTAAAAGTAGACCGAACTTGAACCTGGAGTGAACTCCTGACCCATGCCCTGTACGATAACAACGTGGTAGTAAAGATTACTTCCAAAGATGTTGTCGACAACGCCGTATCGTGTAAGAAGTCCTACGCGTGGTGCGAAGTCGTTCGGTCCGATTGTACGTTGAACCATGATTGGAATGTATGGGCAATAGATAATACCTGTGTCATAGAACTCAGGACCTTTATAACCAAGGAGTGCATACTCAATCGTAGGAGAAGGTGCATTGGTGTAAGCGTCAGACTGACCGTAGGCGGATGTGGTGGTTTGAACCTCCGTGCGAGTGTCGCGGTAGATGTTAAAACGACCTCCAAGAGAACCGACTTTAGCGATTCCAACTGGTTGTGTATTAACGTCACCTGCAACTGGGACCCACTGGAATTCTGGAAGCATTTCAAGAATTGCACAAACGCGTGGAGTAGCAACAATGAAGTTAGCAGCGCCACGACGGTTACGAACAGCAATGCGATTTGCTTCAACGATCAAACGCTGATAGAAGTCACGATTACGTTCTGCAAGCCAACGGCCATCAGCAGAAGCTGGGCTCCAGATGGAGAAACCAGGTCCAAAGCCAGCAGTGAGTGCGGACTGGATCATACGCATAAGCATCTCACGGTCGATCTCAGCTTGGATCTCATACGACATAGCGTTTGTGATCTCAGCATCAATGTCGATACCGTTCATGTTCTTAAGGTCCTGCTCAAGTTCAACTGACCAACGAGCGCCGAGGCGACGTGTACCAGCTTCAACAGCAGTCTTTTCGAACTTAACTTCAACCTGTGGAATGTTTCCAGTAATCTCAAAAGCAGAGAGAATCTGAGCAACACCTCTGTCTTGATCAGCAAAATCCCAGTAGCCATCGGCTCCAGAGAGATTAGCAGAAGAAGCACCAGTGAAGCGAGTATCAAGGAGTTGATAGCCGAGCTCAGTATCAGGTAGACTTCCAGCTCCACCGAGAGCAGTGGTGTTTCCAGGAGGTTGACCAGGTCCAGTAGCGTTTCCACCTGCCTTACCATCAGTACCTGTACCGAGAGTATCGGACTGGTAAGCATAACGAAGTGCGAATGCAAGACCGACTGGTCCACTCATGGGCTGAACACCAACGATATCGTTGGAGATAAGCTCAGGGAATGTCCGGCGGATCATTGGGATGAGCACCTTAGGAAGGCGCGCATCACCAGTCGCGTACGAGTCGTGAGAGTTCGGTCCATTCGGACTGAACTGAACTCCGCCTTGTGCTGCACCCCCAAGGGAGCCGCCACCGACACTATTGCCGGATTCTTCAAGGCACCATTTCTCTTGGTTTTCCAAGAGTACCGCGGTATTAAGACGGGTATGTGCATCTTCGATAGGTTTTACGCTATCAGATGTGTAATCGAGTACAGGGCCCCACTTCTCAAGAAGAGTAGCAGCGCGGTTCTGATCGATGAATGATTGTGGTTTATTCATATATAATTTTAATGTTTTGGTTTTGTTTTCAACCTTCATGGGGCATGCCCAAGTGACTCAGGCATCTAGTGCCTCATTGTATATTTGAACAAAGTCAAATTACTTCATCATATCCAACCCTTGAAGATAAGGGTTAACTGGAGTAGATGGTTTAACTTTCTCAACAACTAATTTTGGAGCATCAGCTTTCACAGTGCGATTGCTAATGGCTTCCTCACGAATAAATTCAAGTTGCTCTTTTTCCTTACGGTCAAAGAGACGTGATGTGTATTCGAAATTTTCTTTGATAAACTTTGGTGACTTATCGGATAAAACTTTTTTAAGATAAGCAGCTTTCTTAACGCTATACTTAGAAGTACGGGTCTCAAGAAATACTGCAGACTTTGCTTCATTGTAACTTTCTTGAAGAGTATTATTACTAGTCTTAAGAGCTGTAAGCTCAGATTTAAGCTGATCAAGTTCGCTCTTACCTTCAATGATTGCAGACTTGACTGAATCAGACATAAGGGATGAATCAACAGCAAGTGTTTCACGTAGATTACTAAGAACTTTAGCAGCTATATTGTTACGAGTTGCTTCTTGAATGTCTGCAGTTGGAACTGCTTCTTCAATGAATTCATCAAGGTAGTTGGAAATAGACTCTACGATTGTCTCCTTAAAGTCAGAAGCTCCTTCGTTAAGTTCAGATTCATACTTCTTAACAACTTTTACTAGTTTCGCAGCGTTGTTGCTATCTACTGATTCAATGATGTTTTTCATCTTTGAAGCGTGATTATTATCAATGCGCTCAATGAGCTGTTCTAGCTTCTGAGCATATAGCTCATCTTGGCCTGTAAGTGCAGCCTCAACAGAAAGTTCAACTTTCTCCTTAAGTGCTGATTCGATTGCTTCAACTGATTCCTCAGTAAGCACATCTTGTAATTCTGTTGGTAGTAGGTCTTTATTCATGTTAAAAGAGAGGTTGTTCTGTTGCTTGACGAATTCGTGTCTTGAGTTTGTCTTGTACAGCTGATTGTAAATATTTATTAGCCGCGGCGTAGTTCTCGCCCGAAATATTGTCAATAAACTTAATAATTTTAGCCTTTGTAGCTCGTTCCCGGGATTTTTCGTTGGACATATAGATATTTAGGTAGGATTTATAATAAATCAAATTTTGTTAATGAAATTCTTGATACGCTCAAGTAGATATTTGTCTACTTCTTTCCTTGGAAGCTTACCAACACTTTTTTCGAATTGGTCATACGCTTCTTCATACTGGCCATTATCAGCAAGAACCCATTGCTTGGATTCAAGGATACCATTAACGAAAGCTTTTGGATAAGATGGATCAGCAACACAGTCAATAGCAACAAGCTTCATGTTACGAACTTTACTGTGATCAGTACCTTCTTCAAGTGAGCCCAAGGCACGAGAGCTCATACCAACTTTAACACCATCATTGATAAGAGCACGTACAATCTGACCACATGGTGTTGTAAGTACTTTTGACTTACCATAGAACACGTTACCATCTTGTGTAAGTTCTGTTACAATATGACAAGCTCTTTCAAGATCAACATCAGCTGTTGTTGGATGATTAAGTTCGCCCATTGCGCGGCCCGGCTTAATCATAGTTTCGTTATAGTTAGCAACTTCACGCTCAAGTTCTTCACGTGGATACAATCGCTTGTTACGATTGACACCTTCTGCCATCATATATGGACCCTTAATGAATAGTTCAGATGGTGTATTTTTATTAGTTTGCTCTTCAATGACCTCAAACTGGTCACTGATATCAGGATTCTCGCAAACAAGATTAAGTTTAACCGACATACATATATTTATGGCTAGGTATCAGGAAAGCTCTTTTTCTGTTAAAATTAAAAATGAATAGTCTCTACCATCACAATATTTACGTGCTGCAGCCCATTTAGATTGGTTGATAACATACTGCTTTTGATCATATATAAGATGTTGCTTCTTTCTATATTTCGTTGTAGGACGTTGTGTTTGTGTGTATGGC